ATGCCGAAGAAAGCGAAAGAACTCTCCGCCATTGAAGTAAAGCGGCTGGAACATTCCGGCAAGGGAGGCAATCAAACGGTTGCGGTTGGCGGTGTTGATGGCCTGTTGCTGCAAATGACGCCAGTGAACGGGCGGTCATGGTTGTTGCGTTGCAAGATCGGTGACAAGCGGCGGCACATCGGCCTAGGCGGCTATCCTGACGTAACATTGGCGCAAGCCCGTGATCGGGCGCGGGATGCGCGGGAAATGATCTGGCAAGGCATTGATCCGGTAGAACACCGCAAGGCAAACCGGACGGCACTGGTCACGGCGCAACGGCGCGGCCTATCTTTCGATGATGCTATGGAACGCTATCTTGAGGGCAAGCTGCAAGAATTTGACAACGACAAACACCGCAAGCAATGGCGGGCCACGCTGGACAAGTATGCGGTCCCTACTTTGGGTAAGATGCTGGTCGCGGATATTGACGTTTCGGATATCAAGCGAACGTTAGAACCTATCTGGGCTACCAAGACCGAAACGGCGTCACGCCTACGCGGACGTATCGAAGCTGTTATGGCATCGGCAACTGTCGCGGGGCATCGCTCTGGCGACAATCCGGCGCGATGGAAGGGCAACCTTGACGCGATCCTGCCAAAGCCTTCCAAGTTGGCCAAGGTGGTGCATCATCCCGCTTTACCGATGGACACGGCGGCAAGCTGGTTTTCCGATGTGCAGGACCGTGACGGGTTCGCCACGCGGGCATTGGAATTTATGGCGATGGTCGCGGCGCGATCGGGCGAGGTGCGCGGCGCTGTGTGGTCTGAAATGGATCTGGACAAAGCGGTCTGGACGATCCCGTCTGAGCGTATGAAGGCGCGGGCCGAACACCGCGTCCCTTTGACGAAAGAAACCGTTGATCTGTTGAAAGGTCTCGATCGGCATGCGGGGTCCGAATTTGTATTCCCTGCACCGCGCGGCGGTGAGTTGTCCGACGCGGCATTGTCGGCTTGTATGAAGCGGATACACGCGGCCAAGCCTGACAAGTATCTAGACCGCCAGTCAGGGCGTCCAGCGGTCCCCCACGGTCTGCGCAGCACGTTTAGAGATTGGGTAGCTGAGCGCACCGAATACCCCCGTGATATGGCAGAGATTGCCTTGGCGCATTCGGTAGGCTCTGAGGTTGAGCGGGCTTACCGGCGCGGCGATATGGTTGAAAAACGGCGCGCTATGATGGCAGCTTGGGGGCGATTCTTGCGTGGTGAAGCTGGCGCAAAGGTTGTGCAGATGGAGCAGGTTCATGCGTAAAATTACGAGAGGGAATTTATTCGATGCGTCCTACGCAGTTGATTTGCAGAGTGCCTCTAATCACGAGGTTAGGGAGTTTTTTCATGGCATGGCTACATCTTGGAATGACCGTTTAGAAAAGTGTCCTAACATCTTTATTGCGACAAAGGGTCGCTACCGAGATCTATGCCAAGAAATCGTGGAGAATGGTGAAAAAGGAGACCACGAGGTAAGGGGTACGGTTGAGAGTTTTGCATATTTAACACTAAATTATTTCAAGCATGTTGATAAAGCTATTGAGGACGGAGATGCGGCATCGGCAGCACGATTTGCATTTAGTGCAGGGGAACAATTTGAGTTAATGCGTCTAAAATTTAATTTTGAATTGGACGCGGAAAGAGGAACTAAAGTCATAGGCGGAGCCAGAAATTCCGCGCAGGAGAAAAATAAGAGACATATTGAACCCCGAAAAAAACGCATGAATCGAATGTCCGAGTTGACCAAAAGCATCAGCGCGACACAGGCTTCACGCCAATGCGAAACTGAAGGACTTGGTAAGGCTCAAAACGTGCTGAGGATGTGGAACAGATATAAGAATAATGAGGACAACTAGGCCACTGTCCTAAAGGTAATCTGAAATAGCTGGATGCATCTTGTAACTACGAGGTGCTTCAATGCCTGATACATTTCTCTCCGATACAACCCTTGCCGAGCGCTATGGCATTGCCCGAAACACTGTGTGGCGCTGGCATCGTGAACGTCCCGACTTCCCCCGCGCCGTCAAACTTTCCCCGAACTGCACCCGCTGGAAACTGAGCGAAATAATCGCTTGGGAAGCCTCAAAATCTGAGGTAGCGGCTTGATCAAATTGTCAAAAGAAAACGCCGCGAACCTTGCAGGGTTCAACGGCGCTCAAGACGTTGTGGAAAGCGTCTGTAATTTTGCTAAGTATATCGCGCTTTTCCCCATTTTGGCAACACATTGGGGGACACTGGTATGAATATTCCCTACATCCCGTTCAACATCTTTCCGGCTGGACCTGACAAGGCCCCATTGATTGCAGGGTGGCAGACAAAGGCCACCCGCGATCCTCAAACCATTGCGCAATGGCAGGCCCACGGTGCGCAGGCATGGGGCATCCCGTGCGGTGCAACTAACGGCCTGTTTGTCATTGATCTGGACTTGGACAAGGCAACGGGCGAACCCGTTGGCGATGCGTCTTTGAAGGCCCTGCCACGCTATGCGCCGCTGCTGGACTGTGCAAACGTGCATACCCCCTCAGGGGGGCGTCACATCTATTGCCAGCACTTTGACGGGGGCCGCAACACTACGTCCAAGATTGGGCCGAAAATCGACACGCGGGGCGAAGGCGGCTATGTGGTCGCGCCCGGTTCTTGGACTGAGGGCGGTTCCTATCTGGGGTTTTTTCCCGATGAATTGCCCACGGTTCCGATGGGCTTGCGGGCGATGCTTTTGCACACGCCACCAGCCCCGGCCCGCACCTTTGACCGGATCACTCCCACGGGCGAAGTCGAGGAACTGCTGTCGCACCTTCCCGGCGATCTGCCCTATGCCGATTGGGTGTCTGTCCTTATGGCCCTGCACACCCGCTACAACGGGTCTGACGAGGGCTTAGCTCTTGCGGATCGGTGGAGTGCAACGGGCGCGAAATACAAGGCAGGCGAGGTTGCCGCAAAGTGGCGCAGCTTCAAGCGCAGCGGCGTATCATGGGCGACTATTCCAGCACTGGCACGGCAGTATGGCGCTGACCTTTCAGCAATAGCGCGGGGTCACATGTAATGACCGTTATCAACCTGAGCGGCATGAAGCCGAACCGCGCAACCGAAATCGAGAACCGCCTTGTGAGCCTATCGGCAATCGAGGCGGTGCTGACCAGCAACTACATGGTCAAAGGGTGGCTGGATCGGAATTGCCTGTCGATGCTCTACGGCCCGTCTAATGCGGGCAAGACGTTCGTGGCGCTGGATATTGCCATGCATATCGCGGCGGGCAAGCCGTGGCGCGGGTTGCGCGTCAATGGCGGGCCTGTCCTCTATATCGCTGCTGAGGGTGGCGCGGGTATCCGCAACCGCCTTGCAGCGATGAAGCGTGAACGCCCTGACATGGCGTCTGCGCCCTTCACCCTGTTGCCTATCGGGCTGGACCTGCACGGGCAAGGTGACGCCTTGGCGGTCTGTGAGATTATGCCAGATGAGGCCCCCGCGTTGGTGGTGGTCGATACGCTGGCCCGGTCTATGGGCGCGGGTGATGAGAACACGGCCAAGGACGCGGCTATGTTTGTGCGCAACTGTGATCTGATCCGTGAGGCCACGGGCGCACACGTCATGGTGGTCCACCACACGGGCAAGGATGAGGACCGTGGGGCGCGTGGTTCGTCTGCACTGCGGGCGGCGGTGGATAATGAACTGCACGTCACGTCCGAATGGGAAATCATATCAAAGAAACAACGCGATCAAGCACCGCCTGAGCCGCTTCACTTCAAGCTGCGCTCTGTAGTGCTGGGCATGGATGAGGACGGCGAACCCGTCACAAGCGCAGTGGTGGACGCCACTGAGGCACCTGCACCTAAGCGCAAGCCGCTCAGTGGCAAGAATGAGGTGGCTATTCAGGCGCTCACAGATGCTTTGCGCGACCACGGCACAACTCGGAGCGGCAACTGCTACCCGAATGACCGCAAGGTGGTCGAGGTGGACAAGTGGCGCGATGCGTGTGGCGTCCACGGGCTGACCTCAGGCGCAACCGATGCAGCGGCTCGCATGGCGTTCAAGCGGGCCAAGGACAAGCTGATGGACATGAATGAGGTCCGTGAGTTTGGCGGTCATGTTTGGAGGGTTCAAGGTGGTGATTGAGCGTAACGAACGTAACAACTGCGAACTGTTCGGAACATGTTCTGACCCCTGTGAGCGTAACGAACGTAACACACCTCTAGGAGGTGTTACGGTTGTTCGCGGGGTTGAGATGGTCCCAATGCCCCCTTTTGCGAGTGGGCTGGGGAGCGCGGGTGGGGGTTATGCGTTCGCGCTGTGCTGGCCTCAAAAATCAAGGAGCGGAATCGCCTATATTTCTTCCATTCGCTTCATCGCTTTAGTCTCAAGCTCTTTAATTCGTTCCGCCTCAGCTTCCGACCAATCCAAGAAGTTGGTGCTGAATGGCTTCCACGGCTTTGCGTTAAAAAGGCTGAGAAAGTTTTCCACTACCGCCAGCCTCAGTTGGTGGTCCTTTAGATGGATCCGGAACAACTGGCCCTGTGAAGACAACTCCGCTTTCAACTCAGCTATCTCTGTTCTGAGATCGTCAATTTCAGACACGTCTAAACTCCCGTTCTTTGAATTGTGGAGGCTGGCATGAAGGCATCCACAAAAGCAATCCGGTTTCTCGAAACGCTGGCAATCCCTGAGGGTCCGAAGGCTGGCGAACTGATCAAGCTGGCACCATTCCAAAAGAAGTTTGTGCGCGGCGCTCTGGCGGCTGGCGTGAACGTGGCTGTTCTGTCGATCGGGCGCGGAAACGCTAAGACGGCGCTGTCTGCTGGCATCGCTCTGGGTTCTGTCATGGGCCAGTGGGATGACCAGCCACGGCGTGAGATCCTCATCGCGGCAAGGACGCGGGATCAAGCGCGGATTGCTTTCGACTTTGTGGTCGGCTTCATACGCTCTTTGCCGGAGCACGAGCAAAAGCTTTTCACGGTCCGGCGTTCTCCCCGTCTCGAAATTGAATATGACGGCGACGGCGGCGGGCACTTCATCCGGGCGATTGCTGCGGATGGCAAGAGCGCCTTGGGGTCTGCCCCTACGCTGATCTTGATGGATGAGCGCGGGCATTGGGCCGCTGATCAAGGTGACGCTCTGGAACATGCGCTGTTGTCCGGCATGGGCAAACGCGGCGGGCGGGCGCTGATCATCTCAACATCGGCGGCGGATGATGCGCACCCCTTTTCTGTGTGGCTCGACGAGGACGCACCCGGCATCTATCGGCAGGAACATCGCCCTGCACCGGGCTTGCCTGCGGATGATCTGGACAGTTTGAAAGAGGCGAACCCCGGCGCGGCGGCTGGCATCGGATCTTCTCTGGAATGGTTGCAAGGGCAGGCACGGCGGGCGATTGCGCGCGGCGGCTCTACGCTGACCACGTTCCGCTTGTACAATCGCAATGAGCGCGTGAGCGGCGAAACCCGCGATGTGCTGCTGACCGTCGATGAGTGGCTGGCCTGCGAGGTGTCGGAGGTTCCGGCACGGCAGGGGCAATGCGTGATCGGCATCGACCTGGGCGGATCTGCATCTATGACGGCGGCGGCGTTCTACTGGCCTGAGACGGGGCGACTAGAAGCTCTGGGCACCTTCCCAAGTAAACCGAACCTTGCGGACCGTGGCGCAAACGATGGCGTTCAAGGCCGCTATGTCGAGATGAAGGACCGGGGCGAACTTTCCACCCTTGGCGACCAGACCGTGCCGATTGCGCCGTGGCTGATCGAGGTGATGGCGCATATCGAAGGCGAACCGATCGCGGCGCTGGTGTCTGACCGATACAAGCAATCCGAACTTGGCGAAGCGATTGACCGGGCGGGCATCCGTTGCCCGATCATATGGCGGGGCTTTGGGTTCAAAAATGGCTCCGAAGATTGCGAACGGTTCCGGCGAGCGGCGTTTGACGGCAACGTCCAGACTAGCCCATCTTTGCTGCTGCGGTCTGCTTTCGCTGATGCGGTAACGCTGCGCGATCCTTCCAACAATCTCAAACTTGCCAAGGCTCGATCAACGGGCCGGATTGATGCGGCATCTGCAACCGTCATTGCCGTTGCTGAGGGTGCAAGGATCATGGGCAGACCTTCCCACAAGGGAGGGCGCATCGCATGGGGCTGAGACAAGATTACAAGCGCCATAGCGCCAAGGTGACACGCGGGCCGCGTTGGAAGGCTCTGCGGATGCAGGCGCTGGACCGTGACGGCTGGCAATGCGTCCAGTGTGGCGAACGGCGGCGGCTTGAATGTGACCACGTTCTGCCCGTCCGTGATCGGCCTGATCTGTCTTACATCCTGTCAAATTTACAAATTCTTTGTGGCCGTTGCCATGCCCGGAAAACCCGAATTGAGGTTGGCCACAAGCCCCTTAGTCCAAAGCGCCAGCAATGGCGTGACCTTCTGTCGAGCATGAAAGGAAAAACAAATGCTGACATCTAAGAAAATCGAACTGCGCCGCTCTGAAATCCGGCAATCGCTGGCCGAACTGGCCGCAAACGACAATCCTACACCTGAGGATCAGAAACGCATGTCTGACCTTGATCTGGAATATCGGACGGCAGAAACCCGCTTTCGGGCGGCTGTTATCTCTGAGGATGAGGAACGCCGGGAAGCCGGGGCCGAACTTGAAACCCGCTCTGAGAAGGAATGGAACGATCTGGTGTCCAGTTTTGAACTGCGCCAAGTCGCGTTGAGCCTTGATGAGGGCCGCGCATTGTCTGGGCAAACTGCGGAGATCGTGACCGAACTGCGTTCTCAAGGCGGATATCGCGGCATCCCTGTGCCGTATGCTGCATTAGAAACCCGCGCTGGTGAAACCATTGCCAGCGGTACACCTGACCCGGTTGCCACCCGTCCTTTGATCGAACGCTTGTTCCCTGCATCGGCGGCGGCTCAAATGGGCGTCCAGATGATCAATATTGGTACGGGCGGGCAAGAAACGCCAGTGACTACATCGGCAATCTCTGCGGGCTGGCAGGCGACCGAAACGGGCAACGTGCCGGGGCCATCGGCTTACACCACGTTGGACCGTCCTTTGAAGCCTGATCACACCTTGGGCATTCAAATGCGTATCACACGCAAGACGCTTTTGCAGTCGGGCGCGGCTCTTGAACAAGCCATCCGCCGGGATATGAACGGCGCGATGGCGCAAGAAATGGACCGGGCAATCTTTAACGGTTCCGGCGCATCTGGCGAGCCTACGGGCGTGTTCACTGGCGCAACGGCTTGGGGCATTGCAGAAAATGCACTGGACGCGGCGGCAACATGGGCGGCGTTCCGTTCCGAGGTCGTGGCGTTTATCACGGAAAACGCGGCAAGCGGCCCGGCGGCTGTGCGTCTGCTGATCCGTCCCGAAGTCTGGGACACGATGGACGGCAGCTATATCACGGGCACGGCAGTCACGGAATGGGAACGCCTGATGAAGTATATCGGCAGCGTTACCATGTCTCACAACGCCTTGCCTGCCCCTGCGCTACCATCCGGCGGCACCGAAGGCGATCCGCTGGAAAGTAAGGCACTGCTGACAACATCGGCGGGCGGCGTTGCCCCTGTGTTTGTGGGTCTGTGGGGCGCTGTGGATCTGATCCGCGATCCCTATGCCGATGCACAATCGGGCGGGCTTCGTCTGACGGCGCTTTCCACGATGGACACGACAATCAGTCGGGCTGTGCAGTCGCGCGTTCTGACGGGTATCCAGTAAGATGCTGGAGGGCTTTGCAGGCGGCGGGCTTGAACTCCGCAAGAGAGCGTCGGGCGCGTTGGCGCTGCAAGGCTCTTTCCCATACGGCAAACGTGCTGTCCTGTCAGATGGCGGCAGGACGGGGCGACCCAAAAAAGAAGTGATTGCCCCCAAGGCGTTCGCCTACCGGATCAACACACCATCGGAACATGGCGGCAAAAAGGATATCCACCTGTTGTCGGGGCACGACTACGGCAAACCGCTGGCGTCGGTCCGCTCTGGCACTCTGGAGATTGCGGACAGTGACGCGGGCGTGACCTTCACCGCGACGATCACCGAAGAAATGCAAGAAGTCTCCTATGTGAAAGACATTCTTGCTGCTGTCGCGGCTGGTCTGGCGATCGGCATTTCACCGGGCTTTCGACTGCCCCCGAAACGTGCCGTGCCTGAGCCTGAAAAGATTGAGGATGAGGGCATGGATCCTGAGAACGGCGCGCATAATGCCATTATCAGGACCGTGATGGCGGCGCTCTTGTACGAGCTGTCGATCGTGACCCGTCCGGCCTATCCAGAAACCCAAATCGAGGCGCGCAAATGGACGCCGGACGGCCTGATTATGCCGGACGGGCTTGGCACTGGTCTGCACCGGACTTTGAACAGATGGAGGGCGTGAGATGATCGACGTTCTAAAGCAATTCGAGGCGGTCCCGGTGGCTTATCCTACTGCATCGGTTGGCCTGTCTGCTGAGGCGGCGGCGCTGGATCCGGCGATGATCTGGGCAAGGATCGAGGATTACATCGCACACCGCTTCACGGATCGGGAAATCGTCTGGACCCTGATCGGGAACGGCGGCGATCAATTTCACCCGCGTCTGACGCCTGTCACGTCCAGCGTGGCGGATCTGTGGACGGGTGAGGCATGGGAAGCTGTGACGCTGCTGCAAGGTCCGCTTGGCCTGTGTCTCCCTTCCGATGGCACCTACCGGATCACGGCACAAGTCGGCGCTGGTGTTGTGCCGGCACCTGTATCCGAGGCGTTCCGGCGCTTGGCTGAATACTTGGCAGGGGCGCGGGGTTCCACAGATGAGCCGGGCGCAAGTAGTAGTAAGTTTTCCATTGGCGGCGAGCTTGACTTTGAAGTGACCCGCTCCCCGGCATGGGTTGCGCGGGCAATGCAATATAGCGGCGCTGGCGATCTGCTGCGCCCATATCGGAGGGCTTGATATGTGGCCGTTTAAGAAAAAAGAGCCTGAGATCGAAACGAGATCGAGCGGCACCGGATACACGGCGGCGATCATGGCGGCGCGGGCGGATTATATCAGCGGGATTGACGGCGTGGCGGAACTCACTGGCACCGTTCAAGGCTGTGTGAGCCTATGGGAAGGCGGTCTGAGCCTTGCGGACGTGATCGGCGCCGACATGCTGACTCCGTTCCACTTGGCGCTGTCTGCGCGCGCTCTGGCGTTGCGCGGGGAATGTGTGTTCGTGATCCGCGACGATGGCCTGTTGCCGTGTTCGGATTGGGATTTATCCACCCGCTTTTCCAAGCCTACCGCGTACCGCGTGGGCATCCCTGATGCAGGTGGCGGGCGCTCTATGACCGTCCTTGCGCCTGAGGTTCTACACTTCAGGATCGGCAGCGATGTAACCATGCCCTACGTTGGCACTGCCCCATTGCGCCGCGCGCGCCTCACTGCGGGGCTGTTGCAAACGCTGGAAACCGCTCTGGGGGAAGTCTACGCAAATGCGCCGCTTGGTTCGCAGATTGTGCCTTTCCCTGAGGCACCGGAAACCGACATGGACGCGCTGGCCCGTGGGTTCCGTGGCAACCGTGGGCGCGTCCTGATCCGGGAGAGCGTGAACGTCACGGCGGCGGGCGCCGCGGCACCTGCGCAAGATTGGAAATCTCAAGACGTGACCCCGGACCTGTCCAAAGCCATGACGCGCGAGACGTGGGCGGCGGCACGATCCGGCATCGAAATGGCGTTCGGTGTTCTGCCCGGTCTGAGCAATACCGCGACCACGGGGCCAATGGTGCGAGAGGCACAACGTCACCTTGCACAATGGGCGCTTATGCCTATCGCGGCGATGATCGGGCAAGAGGCCAGTGAGAAGCTGGGCCAGCCGGTCAAGTTGGACGTTATGCGACCATTGCAGGCGTTTGATGCTGGGGGCCGTGCGCGGGCTTTGGGCGCGATTGTGCAAACATTGGCGATGGCAAAAGAGGCGGGCGTTGATCCGGCGGCGGCGTTGCATCTGGTGGATTGGAAGGAATAGCGTTTGCAGTCGCTGGTCCTTGTTCTTTGGGCTTACTGCATGGGATTAGACGGTGAGTGCCCGGTGGAAGCGCCAAACCCCGACAGGCGCGGTTAACGTCCGATACGGCGGCGCAGGGCCAGCACGGATAAAACCGGGGCTGGCCTCATGTGCACTCGCCTCTAATTCTGATCGTATACTGACCAATTCCCGAAGGATTAGATCGGCATCCTCTAGTGCTTCGTCTATCTCATCTTGTGAAATCGGCTCTTCATAGTGCCGCCAAGTGCCTTTCGGATCGCTTTTGCGTATAAAGTAGTGCTCCAGTTGAAGCGTTTGCGTTTTGCCATCATAGAAAAATGCGCCGTGAGCCGCTGAATTTCTACTCTCTAAGCCTTCGACAATGCGCCTGTGAATTTTCAGGATTCGGATAGCTATGGCGGGATGGCAAAACTTTGCTGAGGTTTTTAGTTTTTGAAGCAACTCCTGCGTGCTCCGCTTTGCTTTAACAAGAGAAATAGCATCTAATTCGCCGGCAATTTTCGCTTGAGGATCTGCTAACCTGTAGACGGTCCAGCTTGCATGCTCGATTTGTGCGCAGGTTTGTAAATATACACCATATTGGGTGAGGAATCGAGCAGGAAGCATCCGTTCCACAAGTGTTTGCGTAGTGCTCAT